GCAGATTCTGGCATTCGATGACGTGCGCAAAGCATTCGACTTCGAGCAGCTGTTCAGCCTCATCACTGAGGGAATCACCGTCAACCGCAAAAACAAAGACGAAATATTCATCCCATTCAACCGCTCGCCAAAAATTGTCATCACAACCAACTATGTCATCAGTGGTGCCGGCTCTTCTCATGATCGCAGAAGGCATGAGCTTGAGTTCTATCAGTACTTCCACAGCAAGCGCAGCCCACTCGATGAGTATGGTCGGCTATTGTTTGACTCCTGGACCGATGAGGATTGGTTGAAGTTCGATAACTACATGGTGAAAAATCTCCAGAAGTACCTGACAAATGGATTGATGAAAGCCATCAGCATCAACGCAGATGCCAAGCGACTCATCCAAGCAACGTGCAAGGACTTCTTTGACTGGGCTGAAGAGGGCAATCTTGCTCTTGATGTTTACTATTATAACGGCAGCAAGATTCAAGAATTCACCTCCGAATTCACATCATTCAAGGAGCTCGAGCCACGCAGATTCCTCAAATGGGTGCAGTCGTATGCTGACTACAAAGGATACAACCTGAACAAAGGTCGCAATCACAACGGCAGATATTTCCTTCTCGATTCGGGAACTCCCAAACCTACTCCAGAAGATGATGACATTTGGGATGAACTTAATGAAAAAGCGAAGCAATGAAAAATGACGGAATAATAAGCGTAACAATAGGAGATAAAACTTATAATGTTGAAGAATTTGAAACTATTTATGATGGAAATAATAAAATGAAATGTGAGTTTGATATTGAATTCATGGAGAATTATATTGATAATCAAAAGCAAAAGTTATTTGGAAATTCAACAACTCATGTTTTTATTTACGATGACTATGGTTGTTTGCAATTATTAGGAACTATTAAAAATACAAAACAATGACCAGACAACACAGACAACTACTCAAAGACCTCCAGCTCAAGCACAAGATGGAGAAATATCCAACCATTCCACCGCATCTCATCGCCCTTGACCAATGGAATGACAACGGAGCCAATGCACTGACCAAATCAATCATCGGATTCCTTCAATTCAACAACTGCCAAGCGGAGCGAATCAACACGATGGGAGTATATCGAAAGAAATACCGCACTGATGGAGTTGCCATCGGTGGTCAGTGGACCAAGGGCACCGGCACACCAGGCTCGGCAGATATCTCCGCCACGATCAAGGGGAGGTCTGTCAAGATTGAGGTCAAGTATGGCAAGGATAGACAGTCAGATGCACAGAAAGCATACCAGAAAGCAATCGAAGAGGCTGGTGGTGTGTACGTTATTGCAAAAGATTTTGAAGGATTCTTGAATTTTTATGAGCAGTTTTGCGAATCAATAAAATAAAAGCGTATATTTACGAACCAAAACAACAATTTATGACTACAAAAAAAGCAGAGCCAATGAACATTTGGCAAAAATTACACGCTGCCAAGCAGCAAATCGGAAAGGTTGCAAAGAATGCAACGAATCCTCATTTCAAAAAGAGCTATGCTGACATCAATGCGCTGCTCACAACGGTGGAGCCTATCCTCCACGAGCATGGACTGCTACTTTTGCAGCCAGTGGTTGGAAATGATGTGGTGACTCGTATCATCGACATCGACTCTGGTGAAATCATCGAGTCATTCATGAGCCTTCCAGTCATCACAGACCCACAAAAGGTGCTCGCTGCCGTCACTTACTTCCGTAGAGGTACTTTGCAGTCACTGCTATCACTTCAAGCTGTTGACGATGATGGCAACACAGCAGCTCAAGGTGCAGCATCTAAGCCAACAATCGATGACAACCGCTTCAAGAAAGCACTCGAATCAATCGAAGCTGGGAAGTATACCGCACAACAGTTGGCTGCCAACTACGCACTCACTGAAGTACAACTCAAAATGCTCGCACTATGAAATGGCATCCATCGCAAATCGGTAAGCTGATGACCAATGGCAGAGCCAAGGACAGCATCGGAGAAACAGCCAAGAGCTACATCAAACAGTGTGCAAAGGAGGACTTCTACAACTACACCACAGAACTCAACAACAAATACATCTGGAAGGGTAGAGAGCAAGAGCTGGAATCAATCAACCTCATCAACTCGGTGAGATTCACTGACTATGTCAAGAATGAAGTGACCATCGAGAATGAATATCTCATCGGTACGGCTGACATCGTAACAGTGGACCGCATCATTGACGTCAAATCATCATGGTCACTGGACACTTTCCCGGCACTGATGGAAGATGCTGTCAATCCACTATATGAATGGCAGCTGCGTGCTTACATGATGTTGTATAACAAGCCATGTGCTGAGCTCATCTACTGCATGGTCACCACCTGGGATGAATTCCTCAATGAATACGAGAATCTCCAGCTCCACCGAGTCGACCACATCAATCCTGAGAAGCGAATCACAGCTCTCTGGTACGATAGAGATGAGGACATCGAGGCTAAAATGGTTGCTCGCCTTAAAGAAGCATCCGATCTATATCATGAATATTACGAACAACTAAACAATAAGTAAAAATGGAAGAGCTAAAAGCAAAAGGCACCATTCACCTACTCGGTGAAGCCAGACAAGTGAGTGAGAAGATGAACATCAGAGAGTTTGTGCTCTCAATCGGTGACAAGTATCCGCAGCTGGTACAATTTCAAGCAGTGAATGAGCGAGTGAAGTTCCTGGATGGAGCCAAAGTAGGTCAAGAATGTGAGGTCAAGTTCGACCTTCGAGGCAGAGAGTACAACGGCAAGTATTATGTCAGCCTCAATGCTTGGGATATCCGCATCGCAACAGCAGCAGCACCATCAAAACCAATCTCAGATGAAATCGATGACGATTTACCTTTCTGATGGCGAGAACATTCGGGACTTCATCCATAAAGAGTTGAGGTCCCGACTCTCAAAACGCTACAAAATGACCCATTTGGCTGAGGATATGAATCTCAGATACTACACACTGAACCGATTTATGAGAGGTCAAGGTGCTGGTGATGAGTTCTATATCCAAGCCTTCAACTTTCTAATGAAATAAATTAAAACAACAAATTATGAATCAAAATAAAAAAATAACAGAAAAAAAGTACATCTCATTCCTTAACGAATTAAAATTTGAGATAACATTTGGCGATGTGTATGTCATTAGACCATATATTGACAAGCATAAAGTCAATTCACAATGGGAAACATTCTTAAAGGAAAAACAAATTGTATATAAAAATAAAGATGGAAAATATATTTGGGAGGAAATGTATCAGCCAGATATAAAAATGGTTCGTGAATTTCAAAATCATGTTTCTAAAATAAACAAAGCTTTAAAAATAAATAAGATTACAAAAAACAACGTAACTAATACAACTAAAAAAATAAAAATAATGCGTTCAAAACCTTCACCTTCAAAAGAGCTTGGTCTCATTCGAAGATTTTTTAAGTGGATATATTAATGAAATACTTCATCGCATACATAGGCACCAAGAATGACAACCTCGATAAGCTGGTTGCAAGGGTGCACGATTTATTCAACATGATGCCAGGTGTCAACACTTGCATCGTGATTACCATCTCGGATGAGGTACACATCTCTGAAGTGACTCCAGAAGAATTCTACGAACAATGGTCAAGCCTTAACTGATGGAACAGCAAATACAAGACCCAATAGTAATCAAGGTGCTGGCAAAGTATTCTGAGCGCAGCCAGCTCGGCATCCAGAAATATGGGCGCACTTTAGATCGTGATGACCTAAACCTCACCGATTGGCTAAATCACCTCCAGGAAGAGCTGATGGATGCCACGCTATATATCGAGAAGCTGAAGGCAGATTTGAAGCAAGCACAAAAGGCAGCGTTAATTCAGTTGACCAATATGGAAAAGGATAAGGGGTAAAAATTGCCACATATCTTAAAACGAAATGTAAACTAAACAACAATGAAAGCAACGCTACACTTTGACCACGACGAGAGGGACGAGCTACAAGATGCGCTCGATGGATGGAAATGGAAGCAAATTTGTCACGAGCTTGACCAAGAAATGCGTTCGGTGGTGAAACACGGATACATTGGAAAGAAAGAGGCAACTGAAGCAGAAATGGAAGTAACTCACTATTGGAGAGATAAACTGCGCGAATTAATAAACGAAGACAACCTAAATTTATGAGACCAGACAAAGAATACCTCGCAGCACTCACCACGATGATACTCGTGACGGCAGTGGCTATCATATTGATTTTTAAAGTTATCTTTGAGCTATGGAACTGATACTCTCATATCTCGCACTCGGGTGGCTGATTGCCAACTTCGAGCCTCTGCACTGGGTCATCGACCTACTATTCATCAAGGTCATCCCAAGCACCAAGCTCGGTGATTACATTCATGCTGGATTTGGTTGTTGGAAGTGCACCTCATTTTGGACTGCTTTGGCACTTTCTGGCAATATATATACGGCAGCAATCACAGCGATGGGTGCCTACATCATCAGCGAATGGATAGAGAGCAAATAGAATACATCACAGCAGTGCAAGAAATGGATGAGAAAGAACGTCTCACCAAAAAAGTGCTGAACCAACTCAAGCGCATCAAGGTCAGTGTGACCGGACAGCCTGACAAGGAATGCTTCTGCTCGCAAATCAGACGCAAAATCTGGTACAAAGACTTCACCAACTGGTATGAAGGCAACTCTTGACCGCTACATATCGTCTCACTATGAGGAATTATATCGCTATACGCGCTATTTCTGCTCCAAGTACAATCCACATCTCACAATCGATACGGTCATATCCAACGCATATCTGCACTGCATCGAAATCAATGACAATACAGAGGATGTCGGCAAGGTCAAGAGCTATATCCTCAACTCAATCAAGCGTCAAGTCATCTGGAAGAACGTCGACAGCTATAAGGATGAGAGAATCTTCGCCAATGAGACAGCAGTGCCAGACCGATACGATGATGGGGAGGACCTCAACTACAAAATCGCAATCGAACAACAATACCAAGGATGGAAGTCATCAGTGGATATCTACCGAGACGGGCTATCAGACAACGTCAAGATTGCAGTTGCCAAGGCATACTTCGACAAGGGACTCACAACTGCACGATCAATGGCGCAGTATTTCAACATCCCAGTGACATCAGCTCACTACCTAATCGCAGACATAAAAAGCACACTTAAAACCATACACCATGAGAATAAAAGATGAATACAAGGGCAAGACTATCGTCAAGAATACCTCGCTCGGAAACATGACTATTGTTGTTGACAATATAGATGTGAAGAAATACCAGTACTATGTGTCCATAGGATTCGGCTATTTGTTCGAAAAGGAGACAGCAACTGCACCAATCCGATACGAGGGTATCGAGGCAGATGAGCAGACGGAAGCTCCAGCAGCAACACCAAAACCAAAAACAAAACGTAAACGCGCAAATGGGCAGACCACGCAACTTTGAAACACCAGATGACCTTTATCAGCTGTTTGTTGAGTACAGAAAGAAAGTAAAGGACAATCCACGATACCAGTATTCCCTTTCAAATAAGACTGGGAAGGCTGAACCGATTCCACTTGAGGTACCTCTCACAATGAGTGGATTTAGAGTATTCTGTCATGACAATAGTCTTGTGGTGCACGATTATTTCGCAAACACTGGAGGGAGATATTCCGCGTTTACGACAATCTGCACGCGCATAAGCGATGAAATTCGAAACGACCAAATTCAGGGCGGCATGGTTGGGCAGTTCAATGCATCCATCACTCAGCGACTGAATGGTCTGACTGAAAAGACTGACGTCACTTCTGGAGGGCAAAGTATCTCAGAGGTGAAGGTGAACATAATTAGACCGACAGAGTAATATATTTATTATATTTGCTGTCAGCTGTCATAGGAGAGAATACTGTCCTATGGCTACCGCATTGAATAAACCCAAGCTATGGCTGAAATCACAATCGACAGCACTGTCATCTTCGAAAAGAACTACACTGCACTGGCAGACCCGAGCATCCGCTTCATCATCAATGAGGGTGGAAGCCGCTCGAGCAAGACCTACTCGCTCTGCCAAATGATCGTGGTCTACTGCCTCCAACATCCTGGCAAGGTGGTCAGCATCGTGCGCAAGACCTTCCCAGCTTTGAGGGCAACGGTGATGCGTGACTTCTTTGAAATCATGAAGGCAATGGAAATCTACGACGTGCAGAGCCACAACAAGTCTGAGCACATCTACACCTTCGGCAATGGGTCCATCGTGGAGTTCTTCAGCGTGGATGATGAGCAGAAGATTCGAGGGCGCAAGCGTGACCTTGGGTGGTGCAATGAAGCCAATGAGCTATGGTTCGAAGACTTTCAGCAGCTCAACATGAGGACCGAGCACAAGCTAATCTTCGACTACAACCCATCAGAGTCATCATCCTGGCTGTACGAGCTACCGATGGAGGAGAGCATCATCATCAAGTCAACGTACAAAGACAACCCATTCTTGCCCGATAGCATCAAGCGACAAATTGAGGACCTCAAGCGCACCGATGAAGCCTTGTATCAAATCTATGCGCTCGGTGAGAAAGCCATCAGCAAGAGCAACATCTACTCGAACTGGTCATTCGTGAAGCATCGCCCGGCTCGGTTCGTCAACTTCGTATATGGATGCGATTTTGGGTACAACCATCCAACAGCCCTGATGAGGGTCTACTGGTGCGACAATGACATCTACATCGAGCCAGTCATATACGAGAGCTACCTCACCACCACCAACCTCATCGACAAGCTCGGCAACCTGGGCATCGAGAAGAGCGTGACCATCGTGGCTGACTACGCTCGCCCCGAGATTATAGCTGAGATGAACAATGCTGGCTATGACGTGCAGAACGCAAACAAGGTGGTCAAGAAGGGCATCGACAACATGAAGAGCTTTGGTGTGGTCTGCGAGGATGACGTGCGGCTCAAGAAAGAATACGAGAACTACAAGTGGAAGAAGGTCGGTGACCAAATCATGGATGAGCCAGTCAAGCTGTACGATGATGCCATGGATGCCATCCGCTACGCTGCCACGCACATTCGCCAGGAGTACTTCACAGATGACAGCTATTTCGCCTTCTAAACATTTGGCTGGCAATTTGCAATATAAAGAAAAAACATGGGAACAAATCTAATGGGCGAGCTTGTCGCCGATATGGGCACATACATTGCCAACAACACAACAGAAGTCACCAGAACAATTGATGCCATCGTTGTGCTTCAGGACACTGTCTTCACATCTATCAAGGTAGCTGGCACAGACGTCAAGTCGACATACATCGCAGCACCTGGTACTGCCGTGAAAGCTGGTGCAATCATCACCCCGATCAACAATCTTCAATTCAGTGGTGTGCAGTTGGCAAGTGGTTCAGTTGCGTTAGTACTTGGATAATGTACGGTTACGGATATTCACTCTACAACACCCAGTTCTTCACCGTACTTGGTGACATTGTCGCATCCATGATTGGCGCATTCAAGACCAGGGTGGCTGCCGATGGTGGCACGTTTGAAGCCGAGGCTTGTCTGCAAACTATTCTTGAAAAATTCAACTCGATACCATGAGCCTACTTGATGACGCATCTTTATTAGTAACACCCAACGCAAGAAAAGAAGGGAAGTTATATTCGATTATTCCTACAAACGGCAACGGCGATTTCTCCGTCACTCGTGCGACTACTGCAACTCGTGTAAACGCTGCGGGCTTGGTTGAGCTTGTGCCTTATAACCTTGTTCAGTATAGCGAGATGTTCAGCAATGCTGCGTGGACGAAAGTAAGGTCTACAATTTCTGCAAATGTTGTAAATGCTCCAAATGGCACATTGACTGCCGACAAATTAGTCGAAGATACAACAGCTACAAACACACACCGAGCGGGGCAAACTTTTACCTTTGTAGTTGGTAATACATATACTATATCCTGCTATGCTAAAGCTGCCGAACGAACTCAAATAGGTCTTTCTTTTAATCTTGTACCTACTACCACAACTGATGGAGTAGTATTTGATTTGTCAAGCGGTACAATTGCGCTTCAAACTGCAGGATATACGGGAACTATTACAAGTGTTGGCGATGGTTGGTATAGATGTACGGCAAGAAAAACGGCTGATGCAACTTCGCTTCGTGCCGATATTGGTATTTGCGTTTCTAATACCGCGATTTACACAGGCAACGGAACTTCGGGTGTATTCATTTGGGGCGCACAACTTGTCGAAGGCACTTCTGCCCTTGACTACCAAATGACGGAAACACGGCTTAACATACCTCGACTTGACTACTCACTTGGAAGCTGCCCTAACATCTTGCTTGAGCCGCAGAGGACTAACCTTGTTCAACGCTCCGAAGAATTTGACAATGCTTGGTGGTCGAAAAATGCAATAAGTATTACGGCAAACACTACAACATCTCCAAGTGGATTGGTTAATGCTGATTCATTAATTGAAGACACTTCAACGGCTACTCACGCAATGTCGGTTGCGTTTACCGCATTAGCCTCACCATATACCGCAACAATTTACGCAAAATCAAATGGCAGAAATTGGCTGAATATTTCGTTTTTATCTACGGCAAATGCTTTTGCAAATTTTGATTTACAAAACGGAGTGCTTGGGACAATAGGTGCTGCGTCAACTGCTACAATAACAAGCGTAGGAAATGGTTGGTATCGATGTTCAATGACGGCAACAACTGCCGTAGGAGCAAATACTTTGGCATTTTATTTGGCATCAGCTAACAATACTTTGAGCTATACAGGCAACGGCACAAGTGGTCTATTCCTATGGGGCGCACAACTCGAAGCGGGCGCTTACGCAACCAGTTACATCCCTACGACATCGGCTTCAGTGACAAGGAATGCTGACGTAATCAGTCGAGGCAACATCTTTACTAATGGGCTTATTACCGCAAGCGGGGGTACTTGGTTTGTGGAATTGAGGAATAATCGTTCTTTAATTAGGGATGCAGGTTTAAGCGAGTTGTATTTAGGTGAAGATGGTTCGTCTTATTCTGCGGGTGGAAAGCAATCAATTGCAATACGTCATAACGGAGCTGGTAGTAATCCAATGAGTTTTGCCTATTGGAATGGAAGCGCAATATCCGATTCTTTTTTAATAACATCTTTAAACCCTAAAATTGCTATAAAATTTACAGCTACAACTTATGACCTTTTTGTCAATGGAGTTAAAGTTTTAAGCGCAAGACCAATTTCTTGGACGTTGTCAAATGTTCAATTTCTAAATAAACTATTAGGGACAACGCAATACATCAACTCAATGGCGCTCTTTCCAACTCCGCTTACTGACACTCAATGCATCGCCTTAACAACGTAAAAATGAACATCTACAAATTATCATTCACAAACAAGGAAGCCGCAATAGCTGACCTCGAAAGCAAAGGAATACTAACCGCTGAAGGCTACGGCATCGGAGTACAAGCCGTTGTTGAAATCGGAGTCATTGCGTTGGACGAAAACACGAATGCAGACGGCTACCACTACGACGTTATGAGCATAGAGACCTACGACTTTGGCAGTAATCTCGTGACACCGAAGAATCCTAAACACCAATTTGCGGGCTATCCTATAAACCAAGAAGTACATGGCACAGACACTGATAGCATCACCTCAAAACTTTAGCCCGGCATACAATCCGCTGAAGTTCATTGTTGACTCAACCAACAAAGCGAAGGCTGGCTTCAGGTACATCTTCGATGTGTATGCTGCTGGCACTGCAACCAAGATTGCGGAATACAAACCGCTCCCAACCTTTGGCACTGGCTATGGCGAGGAGGACCTTTCCAAGCTGCTCCAGAATCAAGTGAGCTGGGACCTCGACAGCATCAACACAGCGACCTATGGCGCACCGAATTCATACTACAACTATGACCTCAAGATTGGCGAGGAGTATGTCTATGAGGTAGCCTATACGAGCAGCCTAACCAATGCAAGTGGCAGCGTGCAGATAAACGTGACCAACTCATTCGCACCAGGTGACCAGGTCATCATCACACAAGCTGATGGTGGTGTTGCCAATCCACAGCTCGAAGGACTGCACACCGTTGTCAGCGCAACTGGCTCGGCATTCGTTGTCAACGTCAACTGGTCCACGATCACGAGCGCAACAATCGATGGCTCGGTGAGCTACGCTGACAAGCGCAAGACCATCGTGCGTGACATCACTGAGCTCGATGATTACACTGTATTCAATGGAGCGTTCAGATGGGATGAGTGGACAGCATATGACAACCTTGACTTCAAGCTCAACGCACCCACTTCAAGATGGTTGACAAACCAACCTACATCATTTCAGTGCACGCTCGGTCAAGACCTATGGCTCAACCTACGCAACCCGAAAGGCACTGACCGCATCATCTTCGAGAACAGCAACGGAGATGCATTCTACAAAGCACCGACCTCACTCGATGACGTTCTTCAGGTGGCTGTTGGTCCAAACAATTACGGCACCTTGGTCGGCACTGGTGCGCTCATCGACAACACTGTTGAGTGGTACGATGTATTCTTCGCCAATGGCTCAACGCTACCACAGCAAGACTCGGTCAAGTACCGCATCTACATCGACAGACGTCCATCCATCAGCGAGCATGAGCTGCTATTCCTGGACCGCCTTGGCTCATGGTCATCATTCTCCTTCCAGCTGCGTGCATACGAGCGTGGAGATGTTAGCCGTGATATGTACAACAGAGATGTTGTCGGCTACGTCAACGCATCAGACGAGTGGACCTACACAACCGAGGACTTCGGATTCAACACTTTCAACATAAACGTCATCAAGCGCATGG